GATTATATGTTTTGCACAGGTCAGCCATCCATATCGCACTTGCACCCTCTCCACTACCTATCTCCAAGATCGTAGCAGGTTTATTCTCCCAGATTATCATAGGTATCAATGTGAAATCATAGACACTCTTACCGAGCGCGATTCCTTTCCAAGAATTGCAGTCTTTGACTCCCTGGCTCATCAGAAAATTATCCATGTGTATATGGCTTGTGTTGGGTCTATCGTGAAACGGAACGAATCGGTTTTGTTCTCTTATGTTCTTTACGTCTTCCTGTTTATCCTTGGGAAGTACGTTGAGATTTTTCTTTAGGTAAGTGCTAAACATAGCTAATTAGTGTATAGTAGGGTTTTCATCATCATAACCAGCCAATCCTTTTTTCAACACATCATTATGCAAATCTTCTAACATTTTCCTATAGACTTGAAATGTTGTTTCTTCCCCGCATAATGCAACATAAAGATGTCGTAGTTGTGCTGCAAGGCAACCAGCGAACATCAAGGGCTCATCTGTTTTGGTTACTTGAGCTTGAATAAACTTCTGTATTTTAGTAGTCATTTCCACCATCATTTTTCTATCTTTATCTTCTTTTTTCATTGCGTATTCTCCTCATATACATATTTCATACCACAATAACCGCATACAGCAGTATTATCATCACCCTTGACAGCAGATGCACCATCACCACCAGGCTGCAATATACTATAATATACTATTGGATGATCATGGGGGGGAAGAACACCACTACATGCTATGTTACGTTCATGCACTATGGTAATGCGTTCTTCTTCGGGAATGATATAACTATTCTCTGCGTTCATTATCTACTTTTATGTGTGAGAGCGCATATTGACAGTTATGCGTGATCACGCATAAACGATCAAGCGATATTTTGACCCCAACTCTCTCCATATATAAATTTAGTACCTTTAAGATGTGCCATGAGTTCATCATATCCCCCGATATGCTCATCATCTATCCATATCTGCGGAACTGTCTTGGCATTCGGAAAGCGTTCAAAAAGGGATACTTTGTTCTCATCATCACTTAAATTATACTCTGTGTATTCCCAGTTGCGTTTTTTGAACTGGTGTTTTGCAGCATCGCAAAATACGCACGAGTTTTGTGTGTATATAATTATATTCATGTTAGTTTTTTAAAGGTTTCATATGACCACAATACGGACACTTCCCTTCTCGAAGCGTTCCTCCGCAATATAAGCAGCTCATTTTATTTTTTCCTTTTTCTTGATCCTATTTCATGAGAAATACCAATGAGACATGCACTGTATATCCACAAATAGAATATGTGTTCTAAAGTAAAATATAATGTACTATCCATTACCCACATGATTATTTATTGAAAATTGCGTCTATAAATTATGGTTGAATTTGTTCCATGACCACAATATATACCCACAACTAACCCTTCCAATCCTCTCCGAAATCTGTAGTGTCAAACACGGGCTCTGCAAACTCTGTCTGGTTACTATCCACAAGATCATTCTGTTCTTCTAATTTTATGTCAAACAGCTGCATCTTTGTTCGATCTATACCAATGACAAAACGCTTGTTTACTGTGAGATCGTTATACCGATTCTTCAGTTGTTTTACTGCTATCTGGTTGAGCTCATCTAACTCTTCGTTACTAATGAGTGCAAACATGAGATCAGCCGTGGCAGGTAGAGCAAAACTCTCAGATGTATCTTCAAGACCAACATCCGTAGAGGTGAAACCTGATCTAGTGGTTTGTGTTGCCGACATAATAGGTACATTTGTCTCAACTGCCAATCCCCTAAGTTCTTCCGCAATTGCTTTAACGTACATGTAAGAGTTAACATTGTTCTGTCCTCTAAAACGGGTTGATGCACAGATGTTCAGATAGTCTATAAAAAGTATATCTGGGCTGAAGGATTTCTTGATAGCGAGTTCCTTGATTAGTCCACGGAAATGTCCAGTATGCGCGGATGCCGTTGGATATTCCTTAACGATGAGCTTACCTGATGTCGATTTGATGATCTTAGCGATCTTGTTGTCGTACATCTGCTTGGGTAGGTCATGTAAATCTTCCATAGAGATATTCATGAGGTTTGCATCTATACGTTCGGCAATGCGTTCCTCAGCCATCTCTAAGGTGATGTAAAGCACGTTCTTACCCATAGATAGGCAGTTTGCTGCCATATGACACATGAACAGTGACTTGCCTACACCTGTACCAGCAAGTGCAATATTCAACGTCTTGGGTGGTAATCCCCCCTTGGTTATACGATTAAAGAACTCCAGATCAAACGGAATCTTCTCCTCTACCGTGTGATAGAAATCAAATCGCTCATCTGCATCATCAAGGTAATCGTGGCCAACACGATTATCAAAACCAACAGCGAGGGCGTCTGTAAGAATACTAGGTATAGCATCTGGACCTCTCTGTTTATCCTTTCCATCAATGATTGAAATACCTTCCACAATTGCATTATACACCGCCTTATCTTTACAAAATTGTTCTGTTGTATTCACTAACCAATCAAAATCCACATCAGTTGATTCCAATGTTTGAATGACTGCAACAATCTTTTTAAACTCTTCCTCGTTTAAATCTTTTCTTCCCGATACCTCTATCTCCAACGAGGTCTGTGTAGGTATCTTATTATACTTATCAACGAACTTGGTAATCTCTTCAAAAACTATACGCTCTGTTTTATCCGCAAAATAATCACCCTTCATAAAAGGTAACACCTTACGAGCATATTGCTCGTTGGTTACAAGTTGAGTGAGAGCTGTACGTTCTATTGTCTGAGACATATTATTTTGGGTATTTGTTGTTAATGAGTTCAAGAGTTTGTTCCTTCAATTGGTCATCTATAATGTCCACCAGTATATCACCAATCAATGTAAAGAACTCTTTTCCAAACTCTTCACGTTGCAGTAGTGCATTATCTATTATAGTATATTCAAAACGAAAAGGCAAGGAACCATCGACATTTTCTTCTTTATCATTGATAGAAACTTTGCCATAGTTATAAATAACGTCTTTGAATTTACCCTCAGTAATACATATATTCGCCCATGTATCACCTTTTTGCGATACAAATGTATAGTTATCTTTAATGTTGCTCATTTTGACTTCTCAATAATGTAGGTAATAACATTCTCAATTTGTTCTGGTTTTTTGATGCCAGGAAATGCCATCTTGTTGCCTGGAATAAATGCTTTGGGATTACTGAGATACTGAGTGAGGGTATCCACATTCCATGTGACAGCTGCTGTCTTCATCGCCTTGGAATACTTAAACCCCTCAAAAGTACCTGACTGCCGACCCATAATTCCGAATAGATTAGGACCAATCTTCTTCTTGCCGCCCTCTTCCAAAGTGTGACACACATTACATTTGCGGAAAACCTTCTTACCAGCATCTACATCACCAGCAAAAACCGAGCTAACACCCATACTTACACCTGTTATGATCGCACAAAAGAATATTGTCCAAAAAATAAGGATTATTCCCCTGCCCCATAAACTGTCATTCAATTGTTTCATCATTATCTCACTTCACATTTTAATTCTGCTGGTCCACCAAGCATGGTAGCTGATAGTTCTTCGGGGTTAGTAATTTGTAAACTATACAAATATTTTAGATCGTGCAAACATTCTTCTTTGCTATCATAAAAATATACATCTTTTGATTCACATTCTCGTTCATCAACGTAACAAACAGAGACAACTAATGCCCATAAAACCACATAAGCCACATTATTTCCTTGTTATATATTCCTCAGTCAATTTCTGATTAAACTCTTCATTCGCATCACTCACCCACGGTCTATCGTAGGAGTCATTTATGTCTGGGTTTGTTTTTCCATAGATGGAAGGCAAAGTGTTCCAGAAGATTACTCCAATGGATACACGGTTTCCAGCATAAGGTTGCACCCCATGAACATAATCAATAGGAAAAGATATCAAGCGGTTTGATATTGCAGCTATGGAATCTGTTTCTGATTCTTGCCAGTTCAGTTTAGTTGAGGTATTAAATGGGTAATTTGGTGGTTTGGTGTATATATTCAAACGCCCACCGTATTCTGGTGCTTTTAAGTAGTATAGGTATGTTGTGTCGGGTGGCGGATCAGGTGTATAATCTACGCCATTAGATGTGCAGTATGATATTAAATCACTATGCGGTTTAGGATCAATCGGGCGAATGTTCCACCATGCAGTAGCACCAGAAAACACACGAAAACTCTCTCCATGAATTTTATGAACTAACTCATGAAGTGCGTTCTCAGGCTCTGCTTCCATACCTATCCAGTGTACTTTGGAGTACACCATAGAGGTATTTTCTAACGCTTGTAATGTATCTTTGTCTAGAAAGTTATCCGTTACTGTTATCATTCCGTTCACGCCATTCATTATATTCTTCAATCCATACATCTTTCGCTTTACTTCGGTTAGCTAGATGAGTTTGTGCAATCTCTTCTTTACTTTGTCCGAAATATGGTGCAGCATGATGATGTCGTATCATCCACTCATTAATAGTCGTGGTAGCGGTAAAATTAAATTGGTCATCAGCAATTATCTTAGATCGCTGTTCTTCAATTTTGAACTTACCTAAAATTCGGCCGTACTTCCCGGCCTTATCCTTGACTGTTATCAGAGTTTGAATTGAACCTTCAGGCAGAAAATGTTCTACTTGTTTCTTAGCAAGTAGTCCGAATTTCTTTTCCTCTAAGTCTCTTGTCCTACTCTCTGGCGTGTCTATACCATGCAGTCGTATACGTTCTTTATGCATCCATACACCAAAGCCTAGGTCAATATCCACATCAACCGTGTCACCATCAACAACCCTTACAATTTTACAACTATATTCATACACCAAAACTTTCCCCGCATCCACATGAACTTGTTTGCACGGGGTTCTTTATGGATAGGAACGAACCACCAAGCTCCTCTACATAGTCTATTACACTATCTAATATATACAATTCTGCCATAGGGTCAATAACCAATACATTATCAATAGGGTCAGACCATTTTACATCTGGCCAGTTTTTAGCATGATCCCAAATGTATACGAATCCAGAACATCCCCCGCCCTTTACGCCGAGGGATACATAATCGCCATCTGAAACAGACTTTAAATAGTCTCTAGCTCTCTCTGTTAGTGTTACCATACCACTATTTAGTTTAAACGATTTGCTTGACGTAGTAAATACGCCAAGACAGTATTCCAATAATTTTTACCCCATTCGGATTTAACTGTTTCATTTGTGGAGTACGCTAGTGCTATCCGTTGATTCATCTTCTCTACTTCGGATTGCATCATTTACCAAACAGCTCTTTTAACTATCCGACACTCATCACGCATTACAGTATAATAATCACCGTGATGGTCTTGCCGTAAATATGGCCAAGCCTTACAAACTTCAACGTACTCATACCTCTGATGACGCCGATGATGACGCCGATGATGATGATGACTAGGCCGATTCTCAATAATCACTTCCGTATGACCATGATCATGACCGTGGCCAGAATTACCAATTATAACACCAAAGATTGTACCAACAACAAGAGGACCAACCCAATCGCTATCCGCTTTTGATGCGGTAGGAGTAAACATCATCACTGCTACTGCTACTGCACATCCAATTAATATTTTATTCATTGTATCCTCACTTCTTCAATAAATTCGTGAAACTCTCCCACAGTGGGAGTTTTATAGGGACTCCAAGGGCCCATAATCATTTTGCCATCAGGTGTCTCTATCTCATGACAGGTTTTAATTGCGTCACGATCACTGTCATCCCACGGTTTATATTTATAACCCCAGCACTCATACTTATCTGGGACCAACCTATACGGACCTACATAAACATGTTTATAATTATCGTACCCATAATCAATATACATTAGCCCAAATTCCTTTCATCCATACCAGAATAACCCCATAACATAAGAATTGCACCAAGCGCACATAATGGAACACCTACGGTAAAGTTTCCGCTTCCTTCCACAAAACCTACGCTTACAATTAAACAACAAAGTCCTACAATTGCTCTAATCATAGTTCTACCCATCCAGTGTTTTCACACTTAAATTTCTTACCGTCCTCGAATCGTACTATGTCACCAACACTAGTGCTACGACATGAACTCTCCGGCCCAATATACACAACCTCTTCACTCGTATACCAAGCATCCTCAACTGAATTGGTCAGCATAAATGCCTTTTCCAACTTCTTGTTTTTACTCCACGATTTATCTACGTTGACAAGTGCTACTGTCCTCGGCGAATCCTCATATGCAGAATGAATTACTGCAACAGTTTCAGTCCTAAGTTTACTCAGCAGAGCCCTTGTCAGAGATTCCTTCGTCTTCACTTTCACTTTTTTCATCAGAGATACAAAGGCCCCGTCCAGTTAATAGGATAGTTACCCTCAAGAACATTGCCCCGAGCCTTATTCCTAGCAGGTGCAGCCCAACCGGCACACTTCAAAATGTCGCCCTTCTTGAACTTCTTGTCAGTATCAGTATTGACAACAAATCCCCAAGCAGAACCACCATTATCCCGTAAAATCTTGATGTACTTGGAACCAGGCCTGACACACCACTCATCGACAAACTCTGCCTTCATGGTGTCATTGACAGGAAAATTCATATAGTCTGCATTAGCGGCCTCAATCATATGAGCAATACCACCAACAACCGTATTCGCAGTCTTAGTTACATAAACAGTCATGACGCAACTCCATTCACTTCCCAATTGTAAATCCCAATGGCCTCATCCCACAACTCACGGGCATCACCATCATTCTCAAACCCCTCTTCAGAGGCAAAATCCATCGAACTAGAACCCATCACACAGTCAGCGAGTCCAACCGTTCTCAGAGTATAAGCAATACCCTTGGCAGTTCCACCCCAACCCTTGAGGCCGTCACCAGCATACATTCTAATACCACCACCAGCGGCAGTAATGAAATCAATCTTGGTCATCACGTTCTCTTTCATTTCCATTATGTTTATATATTACCATATCCTATAGGATTTGTCAAGGCAAATCGCCACCTTTAAGGTATTGATTCTAAAGGATTTTTGAAAAAAATGATAAGTCATTGATTCTAAAGGGTTTTCTTACCAATCCCACCGGCCGCGGGATGCGCGCCAAGGCTTCTTCTTTAAAGCGTTAATGTTACGAGTTAGTTTGTTCTTCTTAGTGGTATTAGTGGAGGCCTGCAAACTCTCAGCGAAGTGGAGAATGGCCATCTTGACTTCCTTACGCCGTTTGTGGTAGTTCTTTCCACCGACAATACGAAACTCAATCCATCCAGTACCCTTTTTGATATTCAATTTCGACATGTTGATCGAATCGTACTTGGCCTTGTCATTAATCTTGTTCTTGAGTTTGGTGAACACCCTATCCTGAGAATCATTCTTTCTCAGGGTCAGACCCTTTTTCATAGGTTGAACAAACTCGTTATGAGTGCGTTTGAATGCCTTCAACCACTTCTGTTCATCCACAAGTAGAACTAGTTTTGCCTCATCAATACTCTTGGTTTCATTCTTTCGGGAGAAACCCAGATTGATATGGAGGCCGCATGACGCATTTGTTTCAGCGTTCATGAGTTCCATCAAAGTGAACAATTTGTCTATCGCCTTCAGGCCCTTTTTCAAAGTCCAAACAGGCGTGACAATCTCCACATCTGAATTGTCCCTATTGGTTGTAACAGAAAGATCATCTGTTACAGTGAATTTATCCCGCGCCATAAAACTGTTGCGATCAACAATTTCGGGGAAGATTGCCTTCACCGCACCTCTGATTGTAGAACTAGGGGCATCTACACCCATCTCTAGTTCATAACCAACTTCGATCATCACAAAACCTTATCTCTTACTGTATACCCTATGCTACCATATGGCACAGGATTTGTCAACTAAAATCGCTATCCGTAAGTGTTTGATATATAAGGATATGTGAAAAAAGTTCTAAAATCGCTCTGGAGTCCAAGAAAAATTTATGTCATCGAGCCACCGCCATTCACCCGTTTTCAAAGACTGAATAGGGGGGAGGCGTGGAGGGTGTGACATTTTTATCACACCTGGCGGCAAGTCTAAGACTTTCCACTGATCACCATGTTCATGGACACGGTTTTTCCCGTGTCTGGTGATACCTTTGAGGGTAATACAACTGAATTCGTTAGGCACGTTAGGCACCTTCTACCTCATCTATTTCAATAAGTTCAAATTCGTCAGGCCACATCTCATCCAGAACCATGATATGTTCTGCGGCGTTGCCTAAGTCAAACTCAGTACCAACGAGGATACCTGTTTCCTTTTCACGAATTTCCCAATGCATAATAGACCTTTCTATCGATTATGTCTTATGCTACCATAATCGGAGAGATTTGTCAACAAAATAATGTGTATTTGAGGAATTTATTTGGTGGAAGTGTGGTATTTTTGCAACAGTTATCGTTTTTTCTTAGCAAGTTCTGCGGCCATCCAGTTAAGTGCCCTAGTATTCTGCACCTTCTTACGGAGCAGGCCTTTTACTCGTTTCCATACGTCATTGAAGACATCCTCACCGGCATTGTTGTTATCAACTACGATAAATCCAGCCCGAAACATGTTGCTGAACTTACCTATGTTTGCCTGAACATCTTTCCAAGATTTGACTACCATCGGTTCTGCAACTCGCCGAGCGCGTGTTGCATTGCGTTTTAATGCAACATCTAGAGAAGTATTCACAAAGATCATATATGTGTCGTACCCGAGCTCTTCAAGACCAGCTTTCTGTTTTAATATCTTATCTGCATCTTTACCTGTACCATCTATGATAAGTCCAAGGCGTCCCTCAAGATAGTTTTTTTGTTTTGCCTTAGTTAGTTCTTTTGCTCTAGCTCGTTGTACCTCTTTACGTTCAAACTCTTCTGGAGGCATTTTTAGAGACAGTCCAGCCCTTTTCAGCAAAAGTTCAAATGCCTCATCAGAGTTGACTGATTTTAGCCCAGTACCACCAGTGGTTTTCCTGACAACGTATGACTTACCGCTGCCAGGTCCACCAGCTAGGAAAAACGCTTTAAATATGTTGGGATCGTAGACCCCTTCCTGTAATTCGTGAAATGTCTTCATTGGTTGTCCTATTTCGTAACTCTTTTCTATATCCTGCTAGTCGTATAATGTATTTATCGTTATCAGAAAGTGGTTCATATTCAAATGATTTGGTTCGGGATTGTTTTTGGAAATTCATTTTCTTGAGTCTATTCTTAGTTCTAGCCATTGCTTTGGTTCCCTTTTTCAGATTTGATTTTTTGGATATGGAATTAGAGTTTTTTTTGATGAACTATTCTCCTTATTTAATTACGCATACTGATATTCTTCAATAATAGCACCATCTTTAGCAGATGGTTCATAATTATCATCAGGTGCAGTTATTTGTTCTTCTAAAGAATCTTTCACTAAATTCATAGACATTCTATGTTGTACTGGTCGAGCTAATACATTAAAGTCATGTCTAATTGTTTTAATTAGAAATCGGCCGCGGTAAAATCTATCATAGTGAGTATTCCCCCTAACAATTCCCGTATATGGAAGATTAACTATTACTATATTTCCAACATTTATCAACGTATTCCCATGAACTTCAATGTTTATATTAAAAGCATTC